TCACTTTTCAACATCTCGATAAAAACGTTCTAAATCTGAAAAGCTCACCGGCTCTTCGCCATGCAAAAAGTTTCTCATGTATTGGGTTATAAACCACTCCGGAGATTTCACTAAATATTTCACTCTATTTCTAATGGCGCTTATTGAAGTAGGACTGGCATTACGACCTTCTAGCACCCTGGTAAGTAAATCTTCTATAAGCAGTCTATGCGATTTTCCTGATGAATTTTTTGAGAAAAAACTTGCAATATTTATCAAAAAATACTTACTGCTTGAGAAATGAGAAAATCCTTCATCAAGATGACCAACCGCAGTATCAAGCCTGCCTGATAAAATTATTTCTTTGTAGAAGGATAACATTTGATCCCTAAGGGGGCCGGCGTTGATTTCATATTTATGACCAATAACAAACCGAAATGGGCAAGGCCTATCAACGCTTACCAAGCTTGAAAGTTCATTTCCATAGCAGCATGATAAAATGACTCCAAAGTTGTTTCTTGTCCTGGTGTTTATTTTTAGGGAGTACTCGTATAGCTCCTGCCATCCCATTATTTCATTGCCGATTCTTAGTCCCTTCCCCTTTGCTCCATGCGCCTCTATATGTATAACTGGTAATGCACCTAATTCAGCATAGGCTAAAAGCGCTTCAAAAAGGAGTCTAAATTCCTGTAGCGAACGAACTCTTTCATAAAAACAATAACTGGTGATTCCTTGCTCGCTAAAACAATCCTGTATGCTTTGATTTAAAGGCTGCGCTCCAATCTCACCATCTGGGATCGCGTCAACTATAACAATTAAGTTATTGTGCAGAATATCTTCGTAAAAAAGATCATTAGCCACGGATTACATCCCATTGAGATTTGGCCTTATCGTTATTGGCAATTAAGACTAACTCTATCTTTTGCTCTTTGGCTTGGATTATGCTCGTTTTGCTCCATCCAGAATCGGCACTCGGGGCTATTTAGCTTGTTTAGCCGCTCACGTTCTACTTGCTCTCGTAAGCGTAGCTGTTCAGACTCCCGTGCACGTTGGGCTGCCTTTAGCCTGATTGACTCGGCCTCTTGACGCATGCGTTCACTAGAGCGCTTTAGCTCCTGGCTAGCTTCGTAAACATATTGTTCAGCTACAGCTTTAGCGATTAAGAGTTCTATCCCATCCTTTAAGAGACCGCCTAAGCTCACGCCAATAATGATTATGGCTAGCCATTCGAAACGGGTTATTGGGCGAACGCGAGGTGCCCAAGGGGCACGTATTTCATCTGTATCAACCTGCATGGGGTCCTTTCCTGATAGTTGGCTTTACGCCAATCCTTCAACAATCCCGCCTATCTCGGGCATACCAACGCCTAGCCACTTCCTGTGTGATCGCTATCCCGCGTTTTGACTGGTCAAGTTTCGGTTGGCCTCTTCGTATTCAGGGCTGGTCTGGCCGATATCAGGCATTACCTCGCCAGTGAGCAGCCACCAACGGAACTGCGGAAAGACCTTGGCGATGGCGAGTATCTCTTCCTCCTTAATTTCCCGGCTCTTGGACGGATTCTTAAGGTTGCTCCAGGTGTAGCGACTGATCCCCGTCAGTTCTTCGAGCTTGGGCAGCCGAATGTCCGACCACGCAAGGATGGCTATAACGCGCTGCTTTATCATAACTAATTCATCTAAATAAGCTCTAGTCAAATTGACTTAAGCCAAATAAGATTCGAATCAGCTTAAGTCAAAATGACTCAAGCCACTATCCAATATTGTCCAACATAGTGCAGCAAAGGCCATGGAAGTGGAAGAAATCAAGGCTCAAGACCTCCGCGCGGCGCCCCCGGTGTTGCCGTGGCGGGACTTCGCGAACTGGATTGGCATGGGGGAAGACCACGAAACCGTCCGTGGATGGATTCGTAAGGGCTATCTCCCCGCGCACAAGATCGGCAAGCACGTGATGGTCAATGTTGCGCTCTTCACCCATCAGCTGATGGAAAAGGAGGAGTTCTGATGCTGTCAGGCAACCCTATCCATGCGCTGCTGACCTTCTTGGAAGGCTATCTGCTGCAAACGGCACAGCACCCTAGCGAACCCTTCGACCGCGCTCTGATGCTGATCGATGGCCTCATGGATGCCGGCTACCTCTCCCAACCGGAAGAATCCTATCTGACCGACCTGCGGGTTGAAGCTCTCGCCTGGGGCCGTGCTCGCCAAGATAAGGAGGAAGCTGACCATGTCGTCTCCGAATTACTTGCGCCAAACCCACGCCCCGGACTGCGCCTGCTCTGTGTGCTGGTCCGCAAGGCAGGCCATCCCATTGCACAGCCCGTCGCCGTGTCCGGACTGCCGGCCCCCTGGGCTGCCCTATCTGGAAGATGGCCGCTGGCTCTGCCGTTCCCGTTCCTTCTGCGCGAAACACGACCCGTCCCGGCGTCCGCCGAAGTACTGGCACGTTGTGTACGACAGCGGGAAACCCACGCCCTTCGTGCCCGTGCGCGAAGCATTCCAACTGGAGGGCTGACCCATGCTCGCTAAGACCCTGAAAGCGCTGCTCCTGCTCTGCCTGATCCAGGCCGCCCGCACCGTGGCCGATCTGGTCAAGGGCCGCGCTCCCGGCTCGTCGGAACAGCCTCACCGTTCCGGCGAACGGAAGCACGGGCGCAGCGCACCCTTGAACGCTTCCCCTCTGAAACAGCCTCCGCTGGGGAGTGTGGGGCAGCTCCTCCGCCCCGCGCTCCCGAGCCCTCGGCGGCAAGAGCGGGATGACAAGGGCAGAGCCCTTGGTGTTGCTCTGCGGGTTCCAAGGGGAAGGGTTCCCCTTGGCCGTCGGAGACGACGTTGCGATAGGGATCGTTACCCGAATGGGCCGAGACGAACACCCGTGGTTGGCTTGGTTCGCTAGCGAATAGAGCCCGGCCCGAAGGGATCGCCCCACACATCACTTTCACCCAACACCGCTGAATGAAGGCGAAACAGCCGAATTTGCAGCAGCGGGACAACTCACGCCGGAAAAGGCGAATTGAAGGAGAAACACCGATGAACATGTTTGCAACCCAAGGCGGCGTCGTCGAACTGTGGGTCACCAAGACCGACACCTATACCTCGACCAAGACCGGGGAAATCTACGCCTCGGTCCAATCCATCGCCCCGATCCCGGAAGGCGCCCGTGGCAACGCCAAGGGATTCGAGATCAGCGAATACAACATCGAGCCGACCCTGCTGGACGCCATCGTCTTCGAAGGCCAGCCGGTGCTCTGCAAGTTCGCCAGCGTGGTCCGTCCGACCAAGGATCGCTTCGGCAACATCACCAATACCCAGGTCCTCGTGGATCTGCTGGCCGTGGGCGGCAAGCCGATGGCGCCGACCGCCCAAGCCCCGGCCCGCCCGCAAGTGCAGGCCCAAGCCCCGCGCCCGGCCCCGCAGCCGCAGGGCCAGGACAAACAAGACAAGTCCCCGGACGCCAAGGCGTAAGCCGTAGGAGGCCGCGATGCTCCGCTATCTCTCGCTGTTCGCGGTAGGTCTGGCCACCGGCTACGCCTGGGGCTGGATCGACGGCCTAGCGGCCTCCCTGGCTGTTTGAGGACTGCACGAATGGAAGGCTCTGTATCGGTTCAAGTGTGCAAGACCTGGGTCCAGAACGCGGACGGCACGGTCGGCTGTACGCACCTTGAGTGGATACAGACCTACCTGCTGCCGCCTGAGGCAGAGGGCTATTTGACTCTGCTGATGGGTGGTTTCGACCCGTCGGCCTTCCGCCTCGGCTTCGCCGGGACCATCGGGCTGTTCGCCGTTGGTTTGGGGGCTGGCTTGATCATTTCCGCCATGCGCAAAGCGCGCAATTAATGAGGTTCCAATCATGGAAAAAATGAAAACCCTGTTCCGCAACGCTTCCATCGCCACCGTCGGCCTGGCCGTGGCCAACGTCTCCTTCGCCGACTCGCTGATCGACGAAACCACCAAGGAAGTGCTGACCCAAGCCGGCACCGACGGCTCGTCCGTGGCCAAGCTGGTGATCGCCGCCGTGGCGGTGCTGGTCGGCCTCGCCCTGGTTATCGGCGCGATGCGCAAGGCCTGACGTGATCTGGTCTCTCATGCTGGGTGCGTTCATGGCCTATTCCCTGATTTCAGGGCTCAAGGTCGGGCAATACCAGTAGTGGCGACCGAAACGGAAGCCCCCTCCGGAGTTTCCGGCAGGGGGCTTTTTTGCTGAACGGGGAACGTTATGAGGAATCGGCTGACGTGGCTCTTTTTGCTGTGCTTGGGGCTGGGTTGCTCCGGCTTGAGTGCGGCGCCCTATTCTTGGAAGGTCGCCGGATATGACGTGGCAGAGTCTAGTGCCGCAGCTGCATGCGAAGCCGCTCGGGTCCTCGCGGATAGAAACTCGTCCTGGCAATTCGTCGAGGCCCATGTGGCACGTTTGAATGGAGCCGAGGGCTTTTGTTACGTCAAGTATGTTGATCGAAACAATCCGAACAACGTTAGGGAGTGTTCGGACTGCGATAACTGGAGGCTTTTTCGCTCGGGTGACTCCTGTCCAGCCGACACCGAATACAACAAAGAGACCGGCGAGTGTAAGGAGAACAAGTGCAAGATTCTCCAGGGCTCGCTGTATGAAAAGGGCGGCCACCAAGCGCCCATTCCACGCTTCATCAACTACCTCGGCTGCGAGATTGCCGTCAGCGCGATTGACGGCTGTATCGGCCCCGCTGAGGGCGAAACCGGTGGAACCTTCTGCCGGGTCATCGGCTCGTTCACCGGCAACTGGTTCACCTCCAATGGCTCCTGTGCCTTCGGCTGCGATGTGGGGCCGGGCGACGGTCCGCCTCCGGGTGGTGACGGCGGCACCGGGGGCGATGGTGGCAGCAACCCGCCCGGCGGCGACGGTGGAAGCGACGGCGGCACCAAGCCCGGTGGCGGCGACAACGGCTCCAGTGGTGGCGGTGGAGGTGGAGGTGGTGGCGGCGGTGGCGGCAACCCTCCCGACGGCAATGGCGATGGCGATGGCAACAGCGGCGGCGATGGTGACGGTTCTGGTTCCGACGGCGGCGCTGGTAGCGATGGCGGCGACGGCTCCGGCGGGGGCGGCCTGAAAGAGCCGAAGCAAGGTTCCTTCGACAAGACCATCAAGGAATACGACGACGCCATTGCCAAGGCGCAAAAGGACTTCCAGGAACTGCAAGGCAAGTTCGAAAGCGTCCTCGCTTCCAAGTTCGATATTCACCTGGGCACCGGCGGCGGCTCCCTGCCGTGTTGGGACTTTACCGCCCTCGGCCAACGCTTCGACGTCTGTCTGACCGAATACGCCAAAGAACTCTCCGTCATCCGCTACGTGGTGCTGTTCATCGCCGCGATGCTGGCCGGATGGATCGTTTTCTATCGCTCCTGAGGAAACGCCATGGACATTCCCTTTCTCTCCGACATTCTCGCCTGGATGCAATCCCTCTGGGACTTCCTCTACAGCGGTGTCTATGACTTTGTCACCGACGCCTTTGTCCTGCTGACCAAGATGGCCATCAAGGGCTGGTTCGAGATGCAATTGTTCGTCGCGGAAATCGGCTACAAGGCCTTCAAGGAGGTCGTCGGCGGCATCGGTATCGGCTCGACCATCACGTCCTATTACTCGTCCCTGGACGGCGACCTGCGCTCGCTGCTGGCGTTCTTCGGCCTGCCGGACGCGGTGAACATGATCTTCGCCGCCATCGGTACGCGCTTCTCCATGTCCTTCATCCCCTTCATAGGTAAGTGACATGGCGATCAAGATTCATCACGGCCCGAACGGCTCCTACAAGACCTCCGGCGCGATCCAAGATGACCTGATCCCCGCGATCAAGAAGGGCCGCGTCATCATCACCAACGTGCGCGGCCTGACCCGCGAACGGATCTTCCAAGTGATGCCGGAGACGCCCTCCAGCTGCGACGTCATCAACCTCGACCTCGAGGACCTGGATGACATGGAAAAGATGCGCACCTGGTTCATGTGGGCGCCGCGTGGCGCGTTCATCATCTTCGACGAAACCCAACTGATCTTTCTGAAGTCCTGGCGCGAAGCCGACCTCAAGCGCTTCGACTTCCCGGACGGCCCGGAAGCGGCCAAGGCAGCCGGGCGGCCCATGGGCTGGCTGGATGCCTGGACCCGGCACCGGCATTTCAACTGGGACATCATCCTCACTACGCCGAACATCGCCTATATCCGCGACGACATCCGCATGACGGCGGAAAAGGCCTATCTGCACTCCAACCTCGCCGTCATCGGCATTCGGGGCCGCTACAAGGAAAGCCAGCACTCGGCGCAGGACAACAAACCGCCGGCCCGCGACGTGATCGTCGAGATCAAGAAAATCCGCCAGGAGACCTTCGCTCTCTATGAATCGACAGCCACCGGCTCCGTCACCGACACCATCGCCGGCAAGAGCCTTTTTAGACAACCTAAGATTCTTCTATTCATGGCAATTCCGGCCCTTGCTATTGGGTCTGTGGTTTATGACGGCGGACCTCGTCTGCTCATGGGCGACCCTGTATCGCCGCCTGCTGCTGGAACTGCTGCGCCTGCTCAAGCCGGTCCTGCTGTGGGTGCTGCGCGTGCTGTTGGTGCGGCTGGTCCTGATGCTGCTGATGATGTACCTGGGCACTCAGGCGTTCCGGGCGCTGCTCCTGTAGGCCATCCCTTCGCCGGCCGCGACTTCATCGTCAAGGCAACCCTGCTGTCCGCCTCCGGGCGCCGCACCTATCTGTTCGCCGTCCGGGGCCAGGACGGCAGCGAATTCACTCTCACCGATCGCGACCTGACCGACACCGGCTATGCCGTGGTGCCGCGGGGCAACTGCGCCGCGGAACTGAGCTTCAAGGGCGGTTGGTCCGGCTATGCCGCCTGCGCGGGGCGTAACGCCTTGGGCAATGCGCCGCCGGCTCAGGCCGCCGCGCCGAACGTACCGTCCGCCGCCGCGAACAGCGCCGCCGTGCGGGTGACGGTGGTTCCCGACACCAGCCGCTTGCCGCGCTCGTTCAACTGAGGGGGAACCGATGACCTGGACAAGCTATTTCGCCGCCCTGGGGCTGGTGTTCCTGGCCTATCTGGCGGGCTTTTTCTTCGCGGTGGCGGTGACGCCGACGGGGCCGGTATGGCCGCTGTAG